ACCAGTTGCATCTGCCGTACGGGTCGAAGTGCAACCACCTCCATGGGCACAATTATCGAGTGGTCGTCAAGGTCGAGGCCGCCGAGCTGAACGTGAGCGGTATGGTCGTCGATTTTACCGCAATCAAAGATGTCATCAAGAAATACGATCACTCAGTCATCGGAACGGTGTACGACGGAGAACGAAACCTCGTGACCGTCCCCCGGCACTATCCGGAAATCGAGCCATCAACTGCCGAGAATTTTGCCAGGCACCTGTATGACGAACTGGTCGCCGCAGTGGGAAAGAGAAATCCGGCCCTTCGCGTCGTCGAGGTCCGCTGCTACGAAACCGAATCATCCGAAGTGATCTGTGGGTAAGGAGAAAAAGAATTGGCATACATAACCTCAACTAACGTCGCCAAGGCGATTGTAAAGCTGGCAGCAGCAGACGCGCTACCAATGCTGGTGGGGAGACTCGTGATGGGTAACCTCGTCCGGCGTCACTACGAACCGGTCTTAGCCAACGTGGGCGATACGGTGGGCACGCCGAGTGGTGTGATCTCTTTAGATACCCATGCTGAGGCGACTTTCCAGATCCCTGACGTAACGAAGGTTCTGGCGGTTCCCGACCTTCTGGAAATCTACATGCAGCCGGCAATCGCTGCGATTGCTCAGCGACTGGAAGCCGACTTGCTGAACCTGTACACCGACTTTACGGCGAATACTCCGGTTGGCACACCGGGAACGCCGATTACGGAAGCCGTGATCGACGCAGCAGATACCGCGTTGTTCCTGGCAGGAGTTCCACCGGCTGAGCAGAAGTACATCGTTGTGGATGCGACGACGTACTCGGCTTGGCGGTGCCTTCCAAGGTTCAGCGAGTTCCAGACCGCCGGAGACGCTGGTCTGCGAGCACTTATCGACGGTGTGATCGGAAAGGTCAAAGATTTCTTCGTGTTCCGCTCGCGATTTGTGCCGAAGACCGGCCTACCGATGGCGACTCACAACCTAGCGTTCGCCAAAGACGCTATTGGCCTGGTGATCCGACGCCTGCCACAGCCGCTTCCAGGCACGGGTGCCATCGCCGAATACGCCGAATTGGGTAACTTTGGCTTGCGCGTGACCATGAACTATCAGCCCAACACGTTGACGCAGCAGTTCACAATAGACATGCTGTACGGATGTGGCATTTCGGACAGCGCCATGGGCATCGTAGTAAACACCTAAAACCGATGCCGCGCGGTGTGTATCAGCGAAAGGTCGGAAGAACACGAGAGATCGGACCAGCCATCCGAGCACTCAAAGAAGCCGGGTGGTCGCACAACCAGATAGCTAAGCTGTTCGACCTCAGCGGGCACTATACGGTCACCCGGTATCTGAACGGGGACTGGAATCCGGGGCGGAAAAAGTCCGAAAGACTGCAAAATGTGCTCGCACGGTTCGGCAAAACGGAATTACCAAAATGAACGTTGACATCGAGATTTTCAATATCGCCCGAACGATGGTGGATCGGGAACAGGTTCGAAAGTGGCTCGATCACATAGGCGCGAACGGGTACGAGCTTCCCGAAGCGGAAGTGGTCAGCGACCCGGCACTGTTGATTGCGCTGGCTGCAAAGCGGTGCTACATGAGCTTCGAACCGGGGTTGAACCCGAACGTTACGAAGGTCCGAAAAGACCTCACTGAGTACCTCGACAACATCCTCTCCAGCGGCCACGGCAGTGTGCTGGAGCACGCTGTCTACACATTCGCTATCGAGGGAGTCAGCCGTGTGTTCACCGGCGAGATGAACCGGCACCGGGCTGGGTGGGCAATCTCCGAAGGGTCCATGCGGTACATTCGAATGCACGAAGACATCGCATGGTGGCTACCCACGTCGATAACGCCGAACGAGTCTGACAACCATGACTTGGAGTTACGAAAATCACGCAGCCGCGTAGTGTTCGACCGTGCCTTCCGGCAGATGGCCGAGAACTACCAGGAGCTTCTCGGCATCTGGGACATGGACTCGGGCAACCAGAATTTCGCCTACAAGAAGCGGGTCACCAGTTGTTTACGGCGCATTATCGGCATGGGCGTAGCAACCGGCGGTGTGTGGACAGGCAACCTACGGGCGCTACGCCACGTGATCGCTCTCCGTGCCAATGAGCCGACCGCCGAAGAGGAAATCTTCCACGTGTTCTCCAGGATTGGCACGTACATGGTAGAGCACGAGAAAGCCCTGTTCGGGGACTTCGCGCAAGACGCAAAGGGATCGTGGCTCCCCGAGTACAGGAAGGTGTAAATGCCTAACGACCCGGTAAACCCGACGCACTATCAGGGCGACTACGTAATGCGCGTGATCGAAGACTTCAAGCTCGATTTTCTCGACGGGCAGGTGGTGAAGTACATTCTCCGTGCTGGCCGAAAATCGGGGGATTCGGATCTTCAGGATCACAAGAAGGCCCAATGGTATCTCAACCGGAAGATCAGCAACATGGAGTCTGAATGAAAATCTGGGTTACGGTAACACGTGAAATCGTTAGCGACGGCTTCTGGGTTGATGATGCCACCGCTGAGAATATGTCCGATTCGGAAATCATCGAGTTGGTCACGGAGGACGTAAATGCTTTCTTCGACGGCGCTAGCATCACCGTCACTCGCACCGACGAGTAGAATTTTCAGGAGAGTGAACATGGAAGAGAAAAAGGCAGTTATCCTACTGAGCGGCGGAATGGACAGCACCGTTCTGCTCTACTACATGCTGTCGGAGAACTGGCAGTGTCACGCATTGTCCATCCACTATGGGCAGCGGCATTCACGTGAGCTTGCGGCTGCACGCGCCATCGCAAACAAAGTCAGGGTACCGCACATCGAATGCGATCTCGGCCAGATACGGGGGCTGCTCAGGGGCAGTTCACAGACCGATGCAGTTCCGGTTCCTGAAGGTCACTACGAAGACCCGGTGATGCGGCTGACCGTTGTGCCCAACCGCAACATGATTTTGCTCTCGGTAGCAGCGGCAACGGCTATCGGCATCGGTGCAAAAGTCGTAGCCTATGCTGCTCACACTGGCGATCATGCAGTCTATCCCGACTGCCGTCCGGAGTTCATCAAAGCACTGGGTACGGCGTTGCGCCTGTGCCACTACGACGATGGCGTTCGGTTGATGTCTCCCTTCGTCAACAAGTCGAAGGCCGACATCGCACGCATCGGAGCTGGACTGGCGGTACCCTTTGAACTCACCTACTCGTGCTACCAAGGCCAAGCGAAGCGTTCCAGTTGGCCGGAGTACCCGACCCCACTGAGTACAATTCAATCGTATGAAGAAGGTGAAAAAGCAGGCCACACCGAGTGCAGTTGCCGTTGCCGAGGCTGTAGTTTCGGAGGTCGAGAGCACCATTTTCAACGACGCGCAGGACGGCCCCTACATCTCCCCGGCCCCCACGGTTGATACTCGTGCTGCTGAACCAGCGGAACCCAAGCGAGCGGGCATCAAGGAATTGCTCGGTGCCATTCAGATTTCGGACGACGTAGCGGGGTCGGCGGTTCGCTGTGCAACTCTGTTCGTCGATGCTATCGAGTTCCGCCGCGAGTGCCTCGAAAAGCGAGCAACGGCCAAGCTCGACATGGAACGCGCCGAAACCGAAAAGTCGCTGGCGCTGCGGCGGGAATTCAGATCGGTCGGTGACAAAGCAACCGAAAAGAATCTCGAGGAGTTGACCAGTGTTTCACCGCGAGTGCGGCAAAAGGTTGACGCCTTTCAGAAGGCCGACGCGGCCGACGAGTACTCGAAGCTGGTCATCGATGCGTTCCGCATGTGGCGGGACTGCTTACGCATGGTGACCGACCTGACGCGTAACGAGATGTCGGCGCAAGGTGCTCTTGAAGCGGGGCAGGAAAAGATGCGGGCGGTTCGGCAGCAGCTTCGCGAGCGGTTCGCGGCCGACGAGGACTAGTCAATGGATGGGATCAACGCATTTCTGCTGATCGTGATGGCGCTGGTCGGAGCACTGGTGATCGTCATGGTGGGTGTGCGCTGGTACTTCCGCGAGAAGTGGAGATTTCTGCGTAACCAGTTCCACTTCTCAAACCGAGACAACGACGATAAGGAGAACTGACAAAGATATGCCCGATTGGCGAAAACAGGCAGGTGACCGGGTGAAGGAACTTGGGTCTGGAACGACCCACAAGCTGGCCGAGGGAGACAACTGCATGCGAGTGCTCCCCGACCGGAAAGACCTCACGCCCGAGGGAAAGCTCGGACCGAAGGGAGTGCAAACAGCGCCCCATCGTGAGATCAAATTGCATCGTGAAGTTGGCCCCGACAAGCAGACCCTTCGGTGCGGCAAGAACGAAGAGGGAGTCGGTAAGTGCTGGCTCTGCGACAAGAAGATCCCGGAACTCGAAGCCGCTGGGCGATCCGAGCGGGCACAGGCACTCACGCCGCAGGACAGCTTGATCGTCAACGCGTCGCGGATTGAGAACAAGAAGTGGTCACTGTCCAAGCCGTGGTGGACGACCGTCGCCGGCCCGAACTCGCTCGGCGTCAAAATCCTTTCGCGGATCTCGTCGCTGAAGAAGGACTACGTGCACCCCGAGAAGGGGTACAACATCAACATCGAGCGCACCGGCCAGGGAATGAAGACCCGGTACCCGAGCATCGAAGGCGACGACACCCCAAGCAAGGTGCCGGCGTCGGTTCTGGCATCGGTCAAAGACCTCGACACGCTCATCCAAGCCTACAGCGAGGAAGAGCAAAAGAAAGCCTACTACGGCAAACCGGACGATGACGAAGAGGATCGCGGCCGCGGCAAACGGTTCGCATCGTCACCGCGCTCGTCGAAGAAGATCGCAGAACCCGAAGAGGCAGAGGAAGAGGAAGAGACCTCCGAGGAGGAGGAAACGACGGAAGAAACCGAAGAGACCGAGGAAACTGAAGAGGCTGAAGAAACCGAAGAGGTCGAGGAAACGGAGGAAGCGGAGGAAGCGGAAGAGGCAGAAGAGACCGAAGAGGTTGAAGAAACCCCCGAGGAAGTCGAAGAAGAAGAAACCGAGGAAGTCGAAGAAGAACCGGTCGAAGAAGTCGAAGAGGTCGAGGAACCCCCGAAGAAACCGGCGAAGAAGCCGGCTTCCGCCCCCGCGAAGAAACCGCCGGTCAAGACCCCACCGCCACCGCCGCGCAAGAAGAAATAGTCTCATGACCAACAACCTCTCTGAGATCCGGGAGTCCCTGTCCCACGTCGCGTTGAAGTGGAGGCCTTCGACGTTTCTGGACACGAAGCTACCGGATCTCAATCAGGTCCTTGGCCATGCGGTCAAGGGCATACCCTACGGCAGAATAATCGAAATCTCGGGGTGGGAGTCCAATGGCAAAACTTCGATCATCCTTAGCGTAGCGGCTCTCGCTCAGCGGGATGGTGCTCTGGTCATCTGGGGTGACGTGGAGAACTCATTCGATGCCGGGTGGGCGCGTACTCGTGGGTTCTGCTTGTGCCCCAAATGTTCCGGCACTGGGATGGTCAAAGATAAGGAGTGCTCAGCGTGCGGCGGGCCTGATGCTCCTACGTGTGGGCTCGATACCGACAAGCTGGTGTTGATCCAGCCCTACGTAGGGCGCTTCTCGTACAAGGACAAGTTCGGCAAGACCCACATGGAAAAGGACCCCCGGCTATCGACCGCGCAGGAACTCTGTGCCGAGATGGAGGGCGCCATGCAGGTCGGTAAGCATGAGAAGCGCATTCTCGTAGTCGATTCGGTAGCAGCCCTGATGACGGAAGGCGAGGCCGTTGCGGGGATCGAGGATGCCAACATGCGGTCTGATATGGATCTCCCGAAGTTCATGTCACGGCTGCTTCGACGGTGGGTTGGGTCGGCGCAGGTGTACAACACGCTGATTGTCTTGGTGAATCAGTTGCGTGAAGGACCAGGAAAAGGATTTGGTGATCCGACAACAACCCCCGGTGGGAATGCACCGAAGTTCTACTCGCACGTTCGCGTACGAGTGTCACGAGTCGCCGGCAGCAAGATCTTTGATCAGCAAAAGGTGATCGGGTTCCGGGGCGTGATGAAGTGCCTGAAGAACAAAGCAGGCGGAGTTGAGGGGTCAGAGATCGGATACCGGTTGCTTCGTGCCGGACCGCTCGAATTCGTGCCGGCAAAAGATGTCCGAGACGAAGGCAAATCATAATGGACAAAATCGCCGCTATTTATTTTCTCTGTGGAGGTCTGGGCATCTACATTTCGGTTTTCCTTTTTCACTGTGGGCCAAAGAGTATATTTGGCCTACTTGCAGGGTCGGCTTTTGTGTACTTTGCACGAAAAAAGTTTTGACGACGTCCGAGACGAAGGCAAATCATGAGTGAGTGCAACATCGACCAGTCGGTAGCTATTAAAGAAGCCCGTGAACAGGGGTTTAAAGTTTTTCGGAGCCGACCAAAGTGGCTGTTGCTTGACCTCGACGACCGAGAAGCCTTGGGGCATTATGAGAACATGCTTTCAGAGGTGCAAGAGTACATCGATGTAACCGAGGTCCGCCGATGGGTTTCCAAATCGGGGTTCGGTACGCACGTTCTGCTTCGCAGCAAGATATCTCTTCCGGTTGAGCAACGAATGCTACTTCAAGCAATTCTCGGTTCCGACCTCAAACGTGAGTTGTACAATCTCGTCCGAATGCGCAATGGAAACCCAGAACCGTGTTTGCTCTTTGAGCCACCACAAAAACGAAAACCGGTTACTGTTAAACCACTACCCGTTAAACCACTACCCCTCTGCTCCATGTGCCTATTGCCGTTAGACCGTTGTACTTGCGATGACGATGTTCCATTTTAGAGATCTGAGTAAAATTCACGATGAAAACACTTCTCCTTTGAAGGCAAATCATGAAACGGAAAAAGCCACAGGCCAGATACCAAAAACTAAAAGTACAACGGGGCAATGTGGATGCCGGCCGTCCACTGTTTGTTGTCCCTGTTGATCCTGAGATACCAGTCGAAGGTCTACGTCCGTGGTCCGATGAGTTCGCACACCTGTTCGCCGCCGCACCAGATCTCCTGGAGGCGCTCAAGGAGTGCGTGGAGGATCTCAAGTGTATCTACGGAACGACTTGGTGTGGCCAACATAAAAAGGCACTAGAAGCAATTGCTAAGGCCGAAGGCCGAGTAAAATTCAGACGATGAAAACGCTTCTCATTTTGGTGGTTGCTGCCGTTGCGCAAGCGTCTACCGTTCAGTTCGTCAGTGCTGGTTCCGGCGCAAATGATGGGGCCGACTACGTAGGACCATACAACCTGCTCATCGACGGCCAACCCGTAAAGGGCACCTGCATTTCATACGATCTGCGTGTCGGGCCACCAAACACGTGGACTGCAACGGCGGAACCGGTATCAGACTTTGCACCGGAATACCAAGTGAAACTACTCGAAGCCGAGTGGTTGAATCATCAGTTCGCCACGAGCAACGACACGGTCGGTATCCACCATGCGATTTGGAATCTGTTCGGCGCAACGTATGCAGGCACAGGTCAATGGCTGTCGGAAGCGCAGCAGAACTACCGAAGCGTTGACCCAAACAGCTTCGACCTGCTCGTGCCGGTACCGGCCAACTACACTCAGTCGTTTCTGATCGAGCACCCGACACCCGAACCGGCAACGGTAATACTACTCGCTCTTGGCATCGGGTTGTTCGCTCTGATTTTCAAGAAGAGGTTGTAAATGCCTGAACCTTTCAATCCGGAAGTGCTGGCGGGAGTCAGCTTCTTTGACAACCGTACCAAACGAACTATGCGCTATATCTACCCTGATGTAAAGCACTGGACGGCAGGGTGGATTGTGGTCAAAAATCCCAGCGGTGAGTGGATGACCCTTCGAAAAGCGACTGATGCTGACATTGCCGCCATCAATTCCGCAGTGATTCAAGCACACCACGCTACCGACAAGGAGGAATAATTGCGACTGCTCGTTACGGCGGATTGGCAAGCGTCGTTGAAGAACCTCGACCGATGCGAGGTCGTAGTGGACCAGATACTCTCGATTCTGTCGAAGTACCCCGGTACCTACGTTCTCCATCTTGGCGACATCAAGGATAGCCCCCGACCCGAGCAACACGTAACGAACTTCCTTGTCCATGCGGTAGCACGAATTCACCAATCGAGCAAAGGGTTCCTGTTCGTTCGCGGCAACCACGACAACGCCGCACAAGCAGACGGCTCCCCATCGTTCTCACCGTTGATCGATCTGCTGAATGTCAGTTGTGTGGCCAGCGACGATTGGAACGGATATCAACTGGCCCCGAATTGTGATTTGTGGATGGTGCCGTACTTCCGCGATTCAGAGCGACAGAAGAACGCCTTTCAAGATGCTCTTGTGGCGAGAATGGTATCCAAATCGAAGCACCACATCCTTGCTTTTCACAATGAGATTGCCGGCTGCGATGTTTCGTTCTCGCGAAAGGGAACCGGACTCTCGCTCGACGACATCGGTGCCAAGTACTACGACCTGTGTCTTGGTGGGCACATTCACAAGCCGCAGCACATCAAACCGAATCTGTACTACGTCGGTAGCCCGTTTGCCGTTGATTGGTCCGAGGCCAACTACGAGCACCGATTCATGATGGTTGAGGTATGAAACGTAAACAGCTTGGCGCAAAGGTCGGTTTGTTGCTTCGCTCCGCACGGTTAGGTGCTGCATTGACCCTGCGAGAGACCGAAGCTCGAACCGGAGTGTCAAATGCATACCTGTGCCAAATTGAGAACGGCTTTATTCGGGAGCCGTCACCTTTTGTGCTCAAGAAGCTTAGCCGAGCCTACCGAGTGAGTTATAGCCGGTTGTTTGACGCGGTCGGTTATCCAAGACCGTAGCCAGTATAACTTTTTGAGGGAGAAGCAAAATGGACCGTGAAACGTTGGTAATGGCGCTGGAGGGATCGAAAATCCAGCTTCGGCGGATCGAAGCAAGAATGGCCGCCATTCGAGAACAGATCGAGATTTCGGTATCGGATACTCCCAAAAAGCGGCACATCAGCGCTGCCGGTCGCCGCCGTATCGGTGAAGCGGCTCGCAAGCGGTGGGCCAAGTACCGCAAACAGAAAGATGGCCGGAGACGGTAATGGTCGTATTCTGGGCACTCTACATCACGTGTGCAGTTGCTACCGCTTCGGCCATAACAGCCACCTTTCTCCGGGACTTCTGGAGAGATGGCCCGAAGCCTTATCGCACAGCGTTTGCTCTTGCGACCGTTCTTTTGGCGATTCTTGCCAGTGCTGTATGGCCGGTGATTTTAGGTTTCGTGCTCACCAACCGAAAGTACAGGGGCAACTAGCATGGGACCGCGCACGTATCTGGTCGGGCAAATACTCAACGCGTTGATCCGAGCGTACCCTAACCAATTTCACGAGGACGGTATGACAACTGCTATCGACCTCGCTATTGCATTAGCCGACGAAACGCTGACCCGGATGTCACAAGCACGGCCGGAATCCCCAAACCCCCAGTGAAAATCACATCCATCCCGAGCCGGTTGCCAAACTGGTACGATCCCAAGCTCCCGAACTTCCGCCCCCCGAAAAGCTGGGGTGGTTGCCGCGTACGCATCTCGGTACCGGTTGACAAGGACCCGGCAAAGGAAATGGCAGCGGCGCGGAAGCAGTTCGCAGCGAAGTATCCCGGTGCCACTCTCAGCCTCATTCCTGACTTTCAGAAAACAGCGTCACCGCTCATCGACATCGGGAAAGCCGACGACCGGAAAGTCCTCGAAGCGTACCTCGACCAAGTCGGTGTCCCCGAGAATGTCACAAACGAGCAAGTTGTCGAATACCTAAAGCAGTTCTTGCCGCAAGTATCGACATTCGGCGTCCAAGGGCTCCGCTTCCGCAACGTACTGGCGACCAACGTGCTGTGCTTCGAGAAGGTCGAAATGGATCTCAACCGTACAGGGTTGACGCTCGTGAGCGGCATCAACAAGGACTGGGGAGATACCGAAACGAGCAACGGAGCGGGGAAAAGCTCTTTTGTCACGCTACCGTTTCTGCCGCTGTTTGGTCGGACGTTCAAGGGGCAGACACATGACGGGTGGGCACGCCAGCGAACGAGGTCCACAGCATCAGTAATGGCTGACCTCACGCTGGACGGCGGACGGCACTTGGTAATCCACCGAACCCGGCGACCGTCTACCCTGTCAGTAAATCTCGACGGGCGCGACGTAACGATGGGAGACCCGAATGCCACTCAACGTCTCATCGAAAGTTTGACCAACCTGACGTGGGATGTGCTGACCAATTCGGTGTACATCGGGCAGCGGGAGATTGGGTCGATATTCGGCACCGAGAAACAGCGCAAGGAACTGTTTTCACGGTTGCTCGGTCTCGACCGGTTCCTCGACGCGCAGGGGAAGCTTCGCGAAGCGGTTGTACAGTGCCGCGAATCCATTGCCGAAGTCGAAGACGATATCAGCCACGTTACTGCCATTCTCGAAGAGACTCAGGCCGGCCAAGACGAAATCCGCAGAAGCTTAAACGAGGGTCCCCAGATCGATCCGAAAGAATTGACCAGCGGCAAGTACGAACTATCACGGCTACGCGCCGTAGTGTCATCGGCCGAGAAAGAGATCGCCGTCATCCAAGCGGAACTGGAGCGAAACCAAGCCGACTTTGAAACGATTCTCGACAAGACTACCGCCGCAGAAACGCGGGCATCGGAGTACGCGAATCAACTGAATTCCAGCGAGAAGGTCGAAGGACAGTGCCCCACCTGTGGCAGCAAGGTTTCGGTGAAAGCGTTAGAGACCTACTGCAAGCACCTGCGCACTAAACTTGACGCCGCACTGGAAGAAGCCGACCGGTACGAAAACGAGCAGGCCAGCAACCGTACCGTAAGGCGGGCACTGCTGGAGAAGGTCCAAAGCCACCAGAAGACCATCCACGAAACGATTGCCACCATCACTCGACTTGAAAAGGCGCAGAGCAAGTTACAGGAGCAGCTGGAAGCGCGACAACGCCTCGAAGACATCCTCCACCGCAAGGAAGATCGCACCAAACGTTTCGCGCGGTTGAAGTACATCCACGAATCCGCCCGCGAAGCGCATGTGGCTGATCTGCGGTTCGTCGAGTTCTGCTCACGTGTTGTCGGACGAGATGGATTGCCCGCGTACCTTTGCCAGATTGTGGTACCGGCGTTGAACACCGCCAGTGTCAAGTACTCGCAGATCTTCACCGACGGGGAGATCAGTATCATGTTTTCAGCAGGCGCTGGTGATGTCGATGTTGCGGTGGTCAATCAGCACGGGGGTGAATCAACCGAAGACCAGAGCGCCGGGGAAATGCGAATGGCCAGTTTGATTGCCGCGCTCTCCTGCCGTGACGTGCTCGTACACCATAACATTCTCGTGCTGGACGAACCAACCGAAGGAATGGATGCGGTCAATGCTGAACGGTTTGCGGTGGGGCTGAACTCTGTTGTAGACCGGTTCCAGCACGTCATCGTGATTGCGCACTCGAAACCATTTCTCGATGCGCTGGAACCAGACCGGCATTGGTTGGTCACAAAGGAAAACGGAATCGCAACGGTAACCGAATTATGAAACTCATAGCTACACAGGTTGTAATGACCAGAGGCATTGACGGAGAGAGCGGCATTCTCGAAGGGCGCGGAGTGAATGAGGAAAACGGGCAAATATTTCGCGCCAAGGTCACGTGGCTCGGTCAGCTTATGCTGGTCAATTTGGAGCCCACCGGCGAAACGATGCTGGCGTTTTCACAGGTGGCTGCGCCCCCGTCAAAACCCGAAGATGTCGAATACCGGTGCGGCGGAACAAGCTGCGAAGACCCATCGTGTATCACACATCATCCGAGGAGAACGTAATGCGATACTGTGCGCGGCTGGAAGGTGTTCCCAACCTGGACCGGCCCATCGAAATCAGGGGGCAGGAACTCACAGTCATGGGCAAGTGGGCAAAGGACATATTGCAGCAATACTCCGCCCAACACCCCGAAGCCCACGTGGACTTCTACGAAACCAAGGAAGTCTTTCTTTGGTCAGTTCCACCGAAGGAGGCCAAATAGTGGTCATCGGAATCGACCCAGGCCTGGACGGTGCAGTCGTCTGCCTCGGCGAAACAGCCGAAGTGGTCTCGATAGAAGACACCCCGTGGATTTCGGTGAAAAGAGCCAAGGGGAAAAAGCGGGTGTACCTGGACATGCAGATGGCCAACATGCTGCGTAAGCGGATGGAGTTCACCGACGTGCGAATGGTAGCCGTCGAAAGCGTTCATGCCATGCCTGGTCAAGGGGTCACGAGCATGTTTTCGATGGGCTTCGGTCTGGGGTTGTGGATCGGCATCCTGTCGGCGCTGCAACTACCGTACCAGCTGGTCGAGCCGAAAAAGTGGAAATCCGTAATGCGCATCCCCACGGGCGCCGACAAGAAGGCCTCCATCCTCCAGGCGCAACGGCTGTTTCCCAGTGCGGCGCTAATACCGGATGGATGCCGGGTACCCCATGACGGCCGCGCCGAAGCTCTTCTGATTGCCGAGTACGCCCGCCGGCACCTATAAAGGT